TTGTATCTTTTGCCTACACCTTCTTATAGATTCTGCGTTTGTTAACTTGCCTGAGGAGTATAGTTCCAAGAATTTAAACTTGTCATCTACGCCTTGACTTTCATAAAACCAAACATTAGCAGTTAATTTTTCATCTGAATCCCTCAAATGTGGGTACTTTTCCAATAGGTTTTTAACCTTTTCTTTAATTGTAAAGTTAATCATATTAGTTAGTTGTGTTTAGCAAATGTAATATTTATTTTTAAAATGCAATAATTATTTTTATATATTGGAATTATTTGCTTTCTCAATTGTGTTTAGTTCAGCCTCTAATCTATCAATTTCGGTTGCTGCTAAAATCAATGCTGCCTCGTTGTCTTTATTCTTTTTTCGCCAATAAAGTTCTTGAAGATAAATAGAGCCAATGTAGTCAAATACTTTCTTTAGCGTTTCTATGGTCTTTAACGCATTGTTTTTCCTTTCACCTTGTAATGTATCTACCTTACTACTAAAATCGTTTATAGTCGCTCTTAATTCATCTAAAATGGCTAGTGCTGATTCTTCCTTGCGTTCGTGTTGTTGCAGACTTCTTGTTGTGAAGTATAGCTGCTCCAAAGTTTCGGTGTATTTATCTTCGCTCATTAAAATGGTATTATATCATTATTATTTGATTCTGATTTAATAAATGGTGTTGGTAAATACAAACCTTGACCAATATCTTCATAATATGAGTTGCGCCATACATCAAAGTTAAGTTTGCATAAACCCTTTTCTCCAACTGATTTAGGCTTTACTTTGCTTACATTAATTATTGCTGTATTGCTTTGCCTATATCCTTCACCATATTCTTCATAATCTCTATGAACTCCAATTAAATTCATAGCTTTACTAAATATGGCTGAACCTCCTTTAATATCAAATGGAGTAGGTGCTTTTGGAAATTTCTCACCTTTTTCAATCATTGGACTTTTTGCGTGCCAAACTCCAAAAATATGAATTTGCTCTTTGCGTGCCAATCGGTTAAGTTTTGGAATAGCTTTTTCAATATACAAATCTTCACGTGCAGGAATATCATGGTCTAAATCATTCCAATTATCAAAACATGAACTAAATATTCCATAATCTTTAATGCCTTCTTTAGTCAATTCTATAAATTCATCTAAAGTTGCACCTTTTTCCTCAACATCAATTACTTTAAAATAATCTTTTACAAACGGAATCACATTGTATAGTTCTTTTTCGCTTATTGTGTAATTATTAGTTTGTCTAAATGATTTACCAGTTAGACAATGGATTATTTCGGCATAAATTTCTGCAGCAGTTCCTGTTTCTGGTGTAAGAATCATTGCTTTTTTTCCGTAATTAGTCAAACCAATTAGCAATTGAATTAAAAACTGACTTTTACCGCTTGTAGGATAGCCATAAATTATTGTGCTTGTTCCGCCTTTAACTGAGTAAATTTTGTCTAATGATGGAAAACCAATTAAATGCCCTCTTTGTTGCCCGTATTTATGCAAGTGAAAGATTTGGTCTTGCACCTCTGATATGCTTACTATTTTAGCCATAATTAAAAAAATACTGGTTTATCTTGTTTTTTATCAATTATCTTGTTTTCTGGCTTAAACCAAACAGATTGCATTTTCTGTTTCCAATTTAAAACTTTTTTACCACTTGCATCATGCCAATTTGCTTCATTGTAATAATGAAAAGCACGTTTAGCTACTTCTTCTTTATATCCATTTTCTATAAAGTAATTTACAATTTCATTTTCATTTACAGTTCCCATAAGGATTCCATTATTTTTCTTTTGCTTTCCATTAGAATCCTTTTGAGATTGCAATGCAATCCCATTTTTTTTCGATGGAATCCCATTTTTACGCTTTTCCCATATAGATTTAACTGCATCAGAAATATTGTTACTTTTTTTGTTTCTAAGTTCCATAACTTCCATTAATCTAATATTATAAAAACCTAATTCTGTTTCTACAAATTTTGATTTAACTATTTCGTTATTTCCTACCATAGAGTTAAAAGATATTTTATCTATTATTCCTCCGTGTTGATGTTGACTACATAGTAAACGTATGTAAATACCTATTTGCTCATTACTCATAAACATAGTTCCAGTTAAAAAATCTGAACTATAAAATAAAAATGCTGGGTCTTTTGTCATAATTATAAATATAAATGCATATTAGCAGCATAATGATAATATTCTCCAATATCTAAACCTGTTTCTAAACAAACTAGTTCATGTATTTTTGAAAAACAATATTGGTCATTGCAAAAGCCAAACCAAATATCATTAGAGCGCATTAATACTGACATATTTAATTTGTTATTATAAAATTGAAAACCTATATTTAAAGTACATGGAGTATCTTTTTCATAACCATTATTTGTAAATGGACTAGATTTTTTTTCTTTACCATCGTATATTGTTAACCAAGCATGTCTATTTGATTGTTTACGTTTAATCTGGTCAATTATAATATCTAATTGATTATTCCTATTTATTTGAGCACCATAATTAGAATTAACATTGCCAGAAGAATCCATATGGTTTAACCATATTTTAGCTTTTTTTGCAAGTTCTAATACATTAGGATTTTTACTTAAATACCAATTCCATTCACGCTCTGCATATATTTCATTCCATAAGCGTTCTTTATTTGTTATTTTATTATCTAATGGATTTTTAATTGTAAAACCATAATTAAATAAAGCATAAGTATTATCATGTTTTATTTTAGTTTCTTTTAATAGCTTTAAAGTATATTCAAAAGCTTCATTTGCATTTATAAATATCATATTACTTCTTTTACAAATGTTCCATTATTCATTTTACCTTTTCTATTTTTAATAACTGAATAAGCAGAATTAATGCAGTCTTCTATTTTAATTTTTTCTATCGTTGTATTTCCTTTATACAATGGTGCTAATTCTGTTAAATTAGTTAATACAATGACTATATCGCCAATTGCATCTATAATTTCTTCTTCATCATTTTTTAAAATAGCTTTAGCTAATTCACCTACTTCTTCGCTAAGTTTTACAAATTGTGTTTTAATATCACCTTTTTTGTAAATACCTCTTTCATTTGCCCAATCTCTTATAGATTGAAATTCATTTTTTAATTCCATTTTTTTTTAATTTAATTTTACCAATTTTTATATGAGTTTATTTTAGATTTATCAAAGTTTTGTGGTTTTTCTATTTCACCTGCAACATTCCAAAACCAAATATTTTTGTTAGTATTTTTTGGAATATATTTCCATGCTTTACCATCATACGATGGTATTGTATTAAAAGGAGGAAGATTTTCTTTTTTTTCATTAGATAAGAAAGCTAATGGTTCTGAAATAATATCAGTTCTACCTAATTCACCTTGTTTCATATTTCTTGCAACAGCAACACCTTTCATTATAGTATTTTTAAAACCTATTTGTATTCCTCTTGTTAAAACACCAGTAGATACCACTGACCACATTTCTTCTGGTTCATTATAATTTTTTAAAATATTATCACAAGTTTTAACAAAACCTGCAATAGTATAAGGATGATTTAAGCCAAATGGAATAAAATTATAATTATTTTGTTCAGCATACTTTTTAGCAATAATATTTAAATTTGGCATCGCAGCTATTCTTTCAAATTCTACGTTTTTAGGTTTCATTGAAATAATTATGGATTGATGGTCAGAAATTTCTTTACATGCAGGCATAAAAAAAATAACTTCTTTATTATAAATTTTAGCTAATTCCATTATAGCTATACCTGCATAACCTACTCTAGGAGCTACATAAACTAAAGTGTCTTTTTTTGTTTGACTTATTAAAAATTCTCCAGCTCTTGTTTTAGTTCCACCTTTTAAAACTAAATCTTCTCTAACTACATTAATTCCTTCATGTCTTTTTATTACTATATCTGGTAATAAACTTTTAAAATTTTCAGTTAATTTTAAATAAGATTCTTTATTAGGATAAATTGTATTTATATCTTTATTAGTGTAATCAATTATATGTTTATCGTGTGACATTTTATTTTAAATTATTTGAAAAATTATAATACTTATCTAATCCCCATTTTTCTTTTAATATTGAATTATTTTTCATTATTAATCCGTTATTTTTTTCTATATGATATTTTGATTGATATTCTTGAAAATACCTAACAACATCACAATTTCTTGAATCTTCACAATCAATTGGAGTTAAATTATATCTATTCGATTGAAATTGTAAAACATCATTTATGTATTCAAACTCAGATATTTTTTTATTTTTTTTAGGGAAAATAGCTTTAATACATTTTACTGCATTAGTTCCTGCGTATACTAAACCATATCTATTAACTTTATTAGGAAAATATTCAGCTAAGTCTGCAGCAAAAGCAGTTAACACAAAATTTTGTTTATTAAAACCATTTTTATTTAACCATTTATTACCTATATCTGTTACTTGATAAATATCAAGTTTATTAGTATTTAGTTCATTAAATATATGCGTAATTAGGTCTAATGAATATTCTAATATAAACTTTTTTAAATGATTAGAATTTAAATTTTCAAAAGAAAACTGTGGTAACAAATAACCTTTATTATCTGTAAAAGGTTTATTAGTTGCTTTTAAATCTTCTAACCATTGTTTATGAGAGTATTTACCATTTAAAATTGAGTTTACTATCCAGAAATTTCCAAAACCATGACTATTTTTAAAACTATGAAATAAATCATTTTTTTTAGGTTTATAATTAATACCTGAACCACATAATCTAAATAAATACAAAACAACAAACCAATCAAAATCTTCTTTTATATTGTGATTTGAAAAATATTTGCCATTACCTTTTACATCATTTTCTTTTTTCCATAAAGCTTCAGTAAATGAGCAAAAAGCTGCATATCTCCTACTTCCCATATCATAAATAGGAACATTAAATATCAAATCATCATTAATTTCTGATTCAATATTACCTTTAAAAGGTATTTTTTCAATAATATGCTTTTCCATAAGCATTGTTTTACTATGATACTCATCTAATGAATCAAGTAAATCCTCATTTATAATAAAAGAATTTTCCATTTAAAATAAAGTTAATTGTTTTTTTATTTCTTTCATATAATATAATGGTCTTATATGAACAGATTGTTTTGGTTCCATAATATCAAAACTTAAATCACCTTGTTCGTTTAAAAAAGTTCCTGGCCATGATAAATAGTTTAATCCAGAATTTAATATAACATCATTAGCTATTAATCTTA